GTCTTATGCGCCGGCCGCGTATGCCCACGCCATTCGGTGGCGCAGACATCTGCACAAGATGTCAAATGACCAGGCGTGCGGGGTGATCTTGTATGCATGCGGCGCTGCCAAGTTTTATGGATGGGATCTAGCAATGCGTGTGGCAATCGGATCTGTCGCCGAGCCCGACACTGCGAAAGCAATTGGGGCTGCTATCAAGGCACTGGGACAGACGGTCGAGGTGGCGGGAGCCATACTGGCCGAGACGACGTGTCTGTTAGGTCGTGGGGTGGCCACAATAGACGTGCGTGCGAAAGCGTTGGAACGAGTGGCTGGTCACGGGGCCCCGTGTCAGCAATTGTTCGAGGATGATGCGCTACGCACTGCAATACGTGAGCTACTAGTGGACGAGATCGACGTGAACAAGGTCCAGATAAGTAGTGACGAGGACTTCTGGAATGCTAGGTGGGCGTGGTGTGTAAACGGATCCCACTCTAAGATGGTGGAACGCCATGACAGACGGTGGGCCGTACCCGTTGGTGGTCAGGTGCACAGACGGGTGGCCATTGAAAACTGGACTGACAACCCACTGACTGCATGGGATGGACATGTGTATGTGTCACCCAGTGCCAAGCTGGAGCACGGTAAAACTCGGTTGCTTTTGGCGTGTGACACTGTCTCATACATCAACTTTGAGCACCTTATGCAGGCAGTCGAACCTGCATGGAAGGGCAAAAGGATAGTTCTGGACCCTGGGAAAGGTGGTGCGATGGGAATCGCGAGGCGTGTCAGGAATATGGGTGAAGGTGCCTGCTACGCTGCTCTCGACTATGATGATTTCAACAGTCAACACACGCTAACAGCCCAGATGATATTGATTGAAGAGACCTGTAGACTGATTGGCTATGATAGCGAGCGCACTGCCCGTTTGGTGAATAGTTTCAAGAAAATGGTGATCTGCTATGGCGGCAAGGATTTGGGCAAAGCACACAGTACGCTAATGTCGGGGCACAGGTGTACAACTTACATCAACAGTGTACTCAACGCGGCGTACATCAAATGCGCGAGCGGTCGCCTGTTCAGCAGTCTGAAGTCCATGCATGTGGGTGACGACGTCATTGCGGCATGCGCAGGGCCTGATGAGGCAGAGGAGTTGCTACGGCGCATGCAAGCGACAAAATGCAGGATGAATCCGCTAAAGCAGAGCATTGGAATAGTTTCAGGCGAGTTCCTTCGGATGTCCATCAGCAAAGGGCAGGCGTGCGGTTACTATGCACGATCAGTTGCGAGTGCCGTAAGTGGGAACTGGACATCCGACAGATCATTATCACCGCCGGACAGGTTGCGTACGATGATAGTGCAGGCCAGGTCTCTAATCAATAGGAGCGGACTCAACGAAACCGTTGCACTGCTGCTGGTCCATGCAGCTGCTAAAAGGACTGGCATTAGGCAGGCTGTGTTACGGCGACTGATGACAGGGGCAATTACGTTGGGACCTGGACCAGTGTACGTTGGGGACAACACAATACGGGAGTACGAATACATCGACACAAAAAGGAAAGAGGAACGTGAGTCGTATAGAGAATATGGGTGCAAGGCGACTACTGCATACCTTACGAATGCTATAACTGAAGTTGAGAAGGTAGCACTGACGGCGGCCAACGTCTCAGTCAAAAATGCTATGGTAGAGGCATCATACATGAAAAGCCTCTCCACGCGTACTGACACGTCAGGCACTGTTGGTGGCTACCACCTCAAGTTTAGTAGGGCATACAGGTTGCCAGGGTCGTGCACAGCGCGTGAGGCGTTAGGGCGTGACAGGTGGACTGGAGTGCTTGGGAAGTATCCGATCCTGCAGCTTATTAGGCAGCGCCTTCCTGTGACAGTGGTGCGCGACCTTGTCAGGCAGCTGGCACCTAAGTTACATAACGTGCCATTAGAAGTTGCTGCGTGGGGGTATGAAAGCTGTGGCTATAGGCTGGTTGGGGTGCTGCCATACTCTGATGCAGCTGCTATTAGCTCACGCATGGCATACGGCG